TACTCGGCACTTTGCCTGGGTGTTAACCGATGGGCTGGCACCGCTGGCAATGTCGTTTGCGTCAGAGATTATCCCCCAGTTCGGCAGATCTATTAGCCGCTGCAAGCTGTCATCCCATATTTGAGGTGCTGTAGTGCCATTGTTTACAATAAATGTGGCGCCCCACTCAAACCCCTGCCATACGCCAGGGTCGTACCCCAAAAACTCACCGCCATCACCTAGTGGGCCTATGTAATCCCAGGCTGCTTTTGAGTTAACGTCGGGAGCTCCTGTGCGCTGATCCCATCGGTACGGCATATCACGCCCTGCGCCATCCCTAAAGATGGCCATGACGTAGCTAGAGAATGCGTCAGTCCAGGATAGAATGAACTGGCAGTCTGTCCCGGCGTATGATATGTCCGGGCTTCCCTCCGGGTCATCAACTACTGGTGCTGACTCAAGCACCTTCTCGATCTGGCCGCCAGTGAATCGTACATTAAGCGCGTCAGACCATGCGTTTATCGGCAATGACTCAGAAGGTGTATCCTGAATAACACCTAGCTGGCCATAATTCCTGATAGGAACGATTGGCATTAGGCAGAGACTCCGACATAGCAAATGTATGCAAGCAAGAAATGCGCTGGCTCAAGGTCTGCGCGATTGATTCGATGCTCGTGATCAAACTCAGATATGGTTGCGCCTGCCGAGATTGATATAGGGTCGGGCGTTGAGTTGCCGTAAGGACTTGTTGGGCCAACATTGGCAGATCCACCACCATTCGGCGTTGCTAGCGCGTACTGAGGATTGTCGCTTGACCCGATGGCTGATATAGGGCTGCTAGCAGTAACCTGGCCTTGAGGCCTATCTCCACCAGATAGTCCATAAGTAGAGCCGTCAACAGTCATGTGGATGTGTCGAGGAATATTGCCTTCGTTAAGCGTAACTTCCGAGATCTTCGAGTACGACTTAGCGGTAGTAGTGCCAATTACGTAGGGCGACGTAGTCGTAGCTGTAGCAGACAGTGCAGGACTTGCGCCAGACGTGGCGGTATTGTCGCACTTGATAAACTTGCCTTGCAGGTTTGGCGTAGTGTATCCGTTAACGCTTTGGCCGTTAGCGATGTACCAGCCCTTAGCTGTTAGCGTGGCCACCGATGCAGCGTTAGACGGGTCACCGAACCAAGACATGATCATGCCTCGAGCAAGTACTGGTGACTCTGTGCCAGGGTCTGGCGCCACAACGCTAAGCACGTCTGTGAATAGCTGAGAGAAATCAGCCTCTGTTGGCTCTGTTGTCCCGGCGGTGCCATATGTTGATGGCTTGGTGATAGCGCCATTTACGGCAGGGAAGGTTGCAACCAAGGCGTCTTTAATGCTTCGGATTTCCGCTGCACCGTCACCAACAAACGAGCTGTCTGCTGGGATTGCTGGGTCTAAGGATGAAATGCTCATTATTGATTCTTGCTCCAGTAATAGTCGCCGCCTACGCTAGTAACCTTCATGCCGCCAGCAACCTGTTGTCGTTTGTGTTCTTTCTGAATCTTGTCCATGTTCTCGTCGTAGCGCACCTGATACATCTGCATACCCTCTGGGTCGCGCAGGTACACTGCCGCCTCTGTCAGGACTGCGTACAGATAAACCTGCGGGTGCTCATTGAAGAAGAAGGTGGTAGATAGGTCGTCAGCCAGGTCGAACTCTGTTTGCTCGTAGCCGTACAGTGTCAGCGTTGCAGGCTCTCCGCCGGCACCTGGTGCTGGGTCGGATGGTTGAGCCCAGCCGCTGAAGTAGATGCTGCCGTTATTGTTAACCCAGACACCGTCTCGGTGGACTTGGTTGGTCAATTCCTTTACGTACTGATCCCAGCTAACTTGCTGGGCGATCTTCCCGTCGATTTCAAGCGTCTCTATTTCCCTCACGCCCGCTGAGGCGATTGGATTCTGCTGCAGCTCTGATGCAAACGTGGTTGATATAACGTACTCTGTGGCAGATACGCGAGACCTGTAGTCGCTGTTAATGCGCGACTCGGCGATCTTGATGAAGTCGGGGATCACTGATGCCAGATCCTCCCTGTTGAGCCAGTCAGCTACAGACGACTTTAGCTCGCCTAGGTTAGTCAATGCCATTCTCAGTCACCTGTATAGATGATGCCGCGATCCGACACCTTGTTGGTTGCGTGTGTTGTGTGCAGCTTTGCAAAGTCACGAGACAGAAAGTACTTCATGAACTTGTCTTTAACTCCTGGGCCGGTCGGGTCTGTCTTACCCTTCTGACCGCCTGCGTTGATAGCAAAGTCGTTGAGCGTATAGTTATGCTTCTCAAGCCAGTCAGTGATCATGGTTACAGGAACTGACCCTAGGTACTGATACCCGCTGCGGTTCTCTGCCCGAGTAGCGCCATTGACCTTCTCGTTAAGGTACTTGACCCGGTCCATAACCGGATCCATGTCCTGCGAGAAGTGCCGGTAGTTGTTGCCGCCCTCAGAGATAAAGGTTTTTTTCAGTCCATTACGGTTAAATAAGATTTTGCTATCAGACACACTCGTCTCCGTATGATTTGGTTATATAGCCATAGAAGGCTTCAGGAGCCTCTCTGAGCCATCCTACGCAAAGCAATACAATCGCATAGGGTAGCTTAGAGAAGCCCCTCAGAGGCCCGTATAGAGCCCCTGAGAGGTGTAGACTTAGCTCAAGGTCAAGTCTGTTGGTACAGCGTCAACTACGAAGTGCGCCTTGTCGTTCAGCACAGCAAATGTGCCTTCACGCAAGACCTGGCGACGCATAGAGTCACCGACCTTCGCCAATTCCCAGTCAGTTGTGGGACGTAATACACAAGTCGCGAGGTACTCGAAGTCGAGGCCCTTGATTGCGTCATCTGAGTTACGGTCAATCACAACGTCCAGCTCACCAAAGTTAGAGACGTACAGGTCAACGACGTTTACTACTGTCTTGTCGCTGCCGAAGTCACGGGTGCGGCCAGATGCACGAGCGAAATCGCTGATGTACAGGCTGTTAGCTGGATTGACTACCAAGTAGCCGGGGTTGCCGCCTGCTTCGTAGCAAGTCTTGTGAGCAGCTACGATGGCCGCCTCAAGCTGTGGGATGGTAGTAAACGCAGCAGCGCTAGTGATGTTGCCTGCAGCAACCTGAGATACCAGTGAAGACATCTCACGAGCAGCCGATGTAGTACCAGCCGAGCCAGTCTGACGAGTGCCGCCAGGCTTGCCGTTAACTGCCAGTTCTTCGTCGTTAGCCAGCTCGCCGTAGATGCGCTCTAACTGGAACGCCATCTCAGAGTCACGGCCATACTTGTCAACAGCTTCCAACGTGCCTGCAATCTCAGCGACCTTGGTCATGATCTGGCAGTAGTTAGACTTGTTGGTTACAGCGGTTGAGCTGTCGGCAGGTGCGTCTGCGCCTTCAACGGCTTTGTTGGCCGCTGCAGCAGTCAGCTCATGCTGATGCCATTCGTGGATCTTGCCGGTAGCGCGCAAGGTCTTTGACATTGAGACAACAGGGCTGTCTACGGGAGAGATGCGGTAGATGGCGTCTTGTACGTCTTCTGCCTGACCGATCTGAGTGTATGAATCGAATTTAGCCATTAGTGATAATCCTTATCGTTTGTTGCGCTCTGCCCGGAGCTGTGCTGCTTTCATTGCAGCGAAGGCCCCTTTTGTGCCGGGCGAGGATTCAGTGAACTGCTTCTGTGCAGTGGAGTACTGACCTCGATCGTTCCGATCTTGCGGACGGGCTGCGCGATGTTTAGGTGGGTTTGCTTTGGTCTTAGCGACCTTTTTTTCAACGACTTTTGCAGCTTCCTTGCTCTTTTGCACCTCATTCAGTAACAGGATCATGCGGTAGTCCGTGGACTGGAAGAACTCCTCCTGCGAATAACCGTAGTCTGCTGCCACCTCGCCTAGTTGCTTGTACTTGTCAGAACTCCAGTCAGGGATTCGCGTCTTCAACCGCTCACGAGCAATCTCAGCCTCACGCTGTAGCCGTGATTCCTTGGTTTGAGCCATGCTAGCCTTGATCTGCTCAGACATGGCGCCGAACTGCTGCGCCTGCTGTTGGGCCTGCATCATCATCTGCTGGTACTGTCCGTACTGGTCCTGCGACAACTGCGCGGGGTTTACTGATTGTAGCTGCTGTAACTGCTGGGTTGCCATTCCAGCAAAGTAGTTAGCGAACTGCTCCGCTTCTTGGTACTTGTCCTCAAGCTCGTGACTGAACTTCACGGTCGATGCCTTAGCGGTATCAAGTGAAGACTCAATCTCTTTGCGGTTCGCTGTTACCCGTGAGAACTCTGCCTCGAGAGACTTATACTTGCTCTCGAGCTCCATGTACTCTGGGCTTACCTCTGACTCTGCATCCAGATCAGGGTCACCTTGCGGCTCCTGGTCGTCGCTTAACAGGTCATCCGTGTTGTCGGTGTCGTCGAACTCACCGATAGGATCATCACCAGTCTCTGGGTCACCCTCTACAGGCTCCTTGACTTTAGATGTTATGGCATCATCTGGGGCGTTTGCTCTCTCTGCGCTGAGTCGCTCCAGGAACTCGTTTCTTACTTCAGACATTAACTCTCACCTCGCTGTGCGTTAGCCTGTTGTTGTAATGCTGTCTGCGCCTGAATCACCGCACGGTTGAGGCCGCTCACGACCTTTGCTAGTGCGTTGCCTTCGCGCCTGATTTCTTCCAGCGTCCGTGTATGACCTGCCTCTGTCTCAAAGAACCGCTTCTGCAGATCGTCTAGCACCGCTGCATAGGCCATGCCGAACACCGGGTTTTGTAATAGGTTGGCAGCTTCCTGCCCGACCCGGATAACTTCATCGTAACTGTAGTTGTCGCTCACACTCTCTCCTGAGCCCTCTGAGGGCGTTCTGTGCCACCCCTATGGATGGCATTGGTTATCCCGTGAAATTGCTCACAGGTCGTTCTGAGGCCTCTGGTGGCGATCTATCGCACCTTCATCAGCTCAATGTCTAGCTTGCGATCACCTTGGCGCGTATCTGCTGATAGCTCACGGTCAGCTCGCTGGTTGTCCTCCATCTTATCCATCATGTTGTTGTTCAGCATCGCCCAGCCTTGATCAATCTGCTGTTTTTGCAGGTCCATCTGGAATTGAGCCATCTGCTGCTGCATCTGCATCTCTTGCTCGGCCATCTGCTGCTTCTGCATCTGTGCCTGCTGGAACTCCTCCGAGTCTGGACGCATTAGGTATCGCGAAGTATCTGACACACCCAGGGAGTCGAACACGTCATCAAACAATGCATGACGCTGTGCAAGCCCGTATAGCTGCGACGCCTCAGGATCGTTGACGATCATCTGGTGCATGGTCATCAACTGCTGTGCAGACTGTTGTGCTTCATCGGGGGTCAGCGCAACGGCAACGTCCATCTCGTCGTAGTCGCCAGACCAGCTTGCCGGGATCACTGGGATCATCTGGCCTGAGGCCTCTGTCTGATCCTGTGACTGGTCGTACTTCTTGGCGCACTTGACGATGTACTTGAACAACGGAATCAAGAACGTCTGAGCAAATGATCTTGCGTCAGCGGTGGGTCGTGATGATGCGCTGTTAGTTAGGCGCTCAACCATGTCCTTGGCGTTTTGGTTCTCAAGCACCGCCGTGTTCATGCCCTTGGTGAGGGATGACAGACCGGATCGTGCCTCGGTGTCCTGCTGCATCATCTGTAACACATTGAACGTCACTGGTGACAGCTCAGGAGATGGTAATGCCTGCACTGCGCCGATCTGCTCGGTGAAGATGACACCGCCGGTAGTGTTGTCGATCAGGTCTCGTGGGTTGAGGATCAGGTCATGCACAGCCTCGAAGCGCGAGTTATTGCGGATGTTCTGGTTATCAATAATCGCCCGCTTGAGAACTGAGTTAACCTTCTGGCTATGAGATACAACGTCGGCGCCACACATACCGTTGGCGGTGTGACTGATGCGTAGCTCTGACCACTCAAAGAAGGGCATCTTGTCTTGCTCGCGAATAGCGAACGAGCCGTCGGACCACTTGAGGATCTCATTCTCAGACCAGTGAATCTCATACATCAAGGTCTCGTCTGGGAACTCACCGAACTCAGCGCCGATCTCTGACATATTTATCCAGGTCCACGTCTTATAGACGGTGGCTGTCTCCTGGTCATCCGTTCGGTTGGTGCCTCGGGTAGACGTCCATGAGCTGTTGCCTGCATCGCGAGATACCTGCACGTTGTCCGGGCTGTACTTGCGCTCACCGTTAAGGTCCATGATCTGGTCACGGTCGTAACCGCTGCGGATCAGTGTCCCTTTGGGTATCTCGTCTTGGTACGTTGCCCACATAGCATCCTTCAGGCTAGATGCCAGGGGATCTCTGTAGTAGCTCTCAGGACGGCACACAGTGAACTCAAAGTCACCTGCCTGCTTGACTATGGTGATCTCGCCGGACAGCGCCACAGATGCTCGAGGGATGCCGTCAGGTCCGACTGATGGCACCTGAGTGATTGATGCCTGGCTGGTATCTACGTCAATGACAGATGGGTCCTGGCCAAGCTGCGCCATGAGCATTTCTTGGGGGATCATGTCAACCGTGATGGTTTCCTCATCGGTATCGTCTACCCACTGAACCATGAGCACACAACGCTTAGACAAGAACGCATCGTGCCACAGGTCGTGAAACATCTGCTCCTTGCCTGCAGTGTTTAACGCCTTGTTAACGTATGCGGTCTTAGCCTCAGCCTCACCAGGGGGCGTTGATCCACCAGCGGTGAACTTGACCACCTGCCGGTTAGACAGGAATGTCTGGCTGAACAGGGCCTTCTTTGACTCGACGTAGTCGTGCACGTCTGGCGACACGTAGTGCGATCGACCCTGCTGCTCATTGCCTAATGGCTCGAGCGAGTAGTATCGAAGGTTGCGCTCCATTTGGTCGCGGACCTCAAACAGACTGCTGTCTGACTCCTGCACCTGATTTTCTAGCACCTTGATTAGCTGCATTATTCAAAGAACCTCTGATTGGGTTGGTATGCCGAGAAGTCAACCTCTCGACGCGACTTGTAGCCCTGAGCGTATTGCCTAAAGGCATCGGAGCCGTTACTGGCCCAGTTGTGTAATGGTGCGAGGCCGTAGGTGTTAGCTTCCTCGCTGAATTTGTATTGGTAGTTCGCCAGGGCATCTAGGCCGCGCTCGCAATTCTTCTCATCAAACCAGCACTGGTAGAACGATTGTCTGGTCTTCTCAAGCCCCTCGTTAATGCTGGGGATGCGGGTAACCACCTTGATGGGTCTCACGCCACCAGACTCAAGAATGTCCTTGCGACTCCCTCGGTTGCTTGATAGCTCAGTGACAACAACGTCATGCGGTAGGTAGTGAGCGCCATAGTTATACGGGCGATCTTTAATGATCCGTATGTAGTGATCAAGGTCAACCATGCTGGCTTCGTAGTAATCGATGAAGTGATGCTCTCGACCAATCTCCTGCATGAACCATATCGCTGTGCTGTCATTGCGTCCCAAGTCCCAGAATGTGTGAACCTCAGCAGCCGGCTGATATGGGACAGAGCAGATCCTGCCCTCATCTCGAGCCTTCTTTAACTGCTTGGCGTATACAGCACCGTCGGCAAAGGACTTGAGCTCGCCTTCCCATACGTGCTTGTAAAGGTCTTCATCAATACGCTGCAGGTGATCCATCTCAGCCTTTAGCTCATCGGTGAACCAGGGGTTGTCACGCCATGATACCTGACGCACCACAGCGTTATCTGGTGGCTGTAGTACGAACCGCTGGTAACAGGCGTCTGTCTTCAGCTCCGGGTTAAACGATGCCCATATCTCGGAGCCTGGCTTACGGATAGTAGGTATCAGCTTCTGCCATGACATATCGGATACGGTGTTAGCTTCCTCGATCCAGCAGATATCAACGCCGTCCACCGACTTGATGCTGTCAATGTTATTCCACAGCCCCATGAAGAAGAACTTGCTGCCGTTGACGTGGCGGATCTCGGAGTTAGTTATCTCGAACCCGGATAGCCCGTGCCGCTGTATCTGCGACACCAGCAAGGCGTGTACCGACTCCTTGATACTGTTCTGCTTCTCACGGGTACATAGCACTCGGATCTGCCTGGTGCTTGCCAGGGTGAGTAGCGCATCGGCGAATGCCGTTGACTTACCGCTACCGCGTCCTCCCCAGTAAACCTTGTACCGTGATGGCTGGTATAACTCTCTGAATGCGTAGGGTGTCTCTATCATGTGCCCTCAGAAGCCCCAGAACGCTCTCTACGGGCTTTTAGTGAACCATATGCAATAACATAGGGGTGTGGGTTAATCGTCGTCCCACGGCTTTATGAGCCGTATGATGAGATACCAGATAAAGCTAATCATCTGCATGGTCTGGCATAACGAACTTGATGGTGTGCTCTGACTGTACTGCCGGGCCATCACCACCTGAGATCCTGTTATCAATCGTGTCTTGGTAGTCTGACCGAAACCGGTTCTTCATCTGGAAGTTAAGCACCGATGCATTGCCGGAGTTAACGCCGAACGCCACATCCATCGCCTGGTCTTCCCAGAACGCTAGGGACATATCCTTACCCGCCTCAATAGCATCTGCGAACTCATCGTGCTTGGCTGCCCAGTCGTATAGCGTCTTACGTGTAACGCCTATAGCCTTAGCCACCGCTGCAAGGGATTTGCCCTCGCTCATGATGTCTACTAGCACCTCACAGTACCCAGGAACGTAGTCGCTTGGTCTGCCTCTCTGCATCTCTATCACCGTTGTATAAAAAATGTTAATTATTTACTATTTATTTTGTATTAGGGGGTTGCGTACATTCATGTTCATGCGTAGAGTTAACTCATCGGCAGCAATCAAGCGCCACCCACTAGGAGATACAACATGGAAATCAGCACTTACGTAGTAGTCATCGGCGCGCTTATCTCAGCCAGAGTATCTTATCGCGAGCGAGTTAAGTTTTGGTTTGATGCTGCCCGCGAAGATCGCAACAGCATGACCTTTAGAC